AAGGTTGTTAAGAGGGCTATCCAAATCACTAAACAAGACTTCTTTGTAGGTGAGGGAGTACGTTCTGTAGAGAGACAAAAGAGGCTTGTGGCTTCTGGTGCTTCACGCACTATGAACTCTCGTCATATCACAGGACACGCTGTAGACCTTCATCCGTATCCCTACAACGGAGATCACGACCAAGATGGTGTTCCAAATCGTGATGACTGGGACGCTTACCGACCAATCGTAGAGGCTATGTCTAGGGCTGCTGATGAACTCGGTGTTCCACTAGAGCATGGCTGGGACTGGGGTTGGGATGCGCCCCACCATCAACTACCTTGGAGTGATTATCGTGTTTAACGAGGAAGGTATCGTAAACAAACTGGTGACAGCTGCTGTTATTGGTCTGCTAGGGTGGAACGTAATGACCACCCAACAGTTGGCTATTGACGTGGCTGTCATCTCAGAAAAAGTAGACACAAGTATCAGACAACAGGTGTCCAGCTCTGATATCGCTGTTCTACAGGACAAAATCGTTCGGCTAGAAAACTGGAACCAAAACCTTTCAACGAGGCTCGCTAATGTCGAAGACTACATCAGAAAAGAAGACCTATAAACGTGAGGTGGCTGCTGTCCTTCTGGCTGGCTTAGGCTACCTCGTATTCGTAGATAATGTGGAGATGGTAAATGTACTGGTATGGCCGTTTGTCAGTTTTGCTGCTGGTGCTTTTGGCCTCGATGCCATTAAGCAGCTGCGATAAAGCTCTGCCATTTCTTACCGGAGGAGGCCCTAACGTAGCTGCAAATACACAGCTGGGTAAAACCAATACACAAACGTTGGGTGTCTCCTCCTCCAACGCCCCTACGGTAAGCCTTAGACCTCAGTCAAGGGTGGATCAGATCGACCAGAGTACGAAGACCCAGAACGATACTAACCCTGTTGTCTGGGTTGTCTTTGGTTTACTCATTGCTCTAGCGATGTACCTTATGTATCTCCTCCCTTCACCTAAAAGGTCTTGACAGGTTTTAATAACCATGTTATAATTAACTTAGGGTTTGTCCGGGGGGATATAACATAACTTAACAATAGGGACTTTTATGCCTCGTAATTATAAAAAAGAATACAAGAACTACCACTCTAAGCCTGCTCAAAAGAAAAATAGAGCTAGTCGTAATGCTGCTCGACGTAAGGCTGTAGCCTCAGGTAAGGCTCGTAAAGGGGATGGTAAGGACGTACATCACAAGAATGGTAATCCTCGGGATAACCGTAGCTCTAACCTTTCTGTGAAAAGTAAAAGTAAGAACAGATCTTATTCTCGCACTAAGACAGCACGTAAGAAAAATCCTAGGAGCTAACAACGTATGGCAAAGAGACCATCTATTTCTTCTGTAGGTTCTGGTTACACATCCCCAGAGACCCTAAACCAAAACTTCCAGAACATTGCTGAAGCATTTGACAACACACTGTCTAGGGATGGCTCCACGCCTAACTCTCTGGGGTCCGACCTAGACCTAGACGGTAACGATATCCTTAACGTAGATAACCTCACTGTTACTGGTACAATCAATTACCAAGGTCGTGTCTTGACACCCGGAGGGGGTGGCGAAGGCTCCGGTGTTGCCGTTCTGTACAACTCGACCCTTCTAACTCCTGTTGCTACTGCTCTGAACTTCACTGGGGCAGGTGTAACAGTCACAAACGATGGTTTGACTAAGACGATCAACATCCCCGGTGCAGGTGGCTCTGGTGGTCTTCCTACCTACAGTCAACCAGCTTCAGTACGGACTGACATTGGGAATGGAACACTCTCGGATGGAGACAAGTTCTACCTCGGTGGGGAGTTGTTTGAAGTCCAACGTAGTCTAGATAATGATCCGGACTCTTGGTTCTACAACACCAACGGTGACACCAATTACGGTGTTAAACCTATCTCTCCTCTTCCATACAACTACTATGTCTTCCCGGGTTTCAAAACCCAAGACAACAATAAGATTCACATTAGTATCTCTCCCGATGGACGTAGATTCTTCCGTCTCAACGCTGAACCCATCATGCGTGGTGGTGGAGACAGCACTATCGGTGGTCGAGACTCTCAGTTGTTCTGGAACGAGAACCTTGGTGAATGGTGGATGCCTGTTACCTCGGGCAGTGAAGTAACTGATTATGACTTCTCTGTCTTCCGGTCTCGAGACGGTATTACCTTTGGGTTGTCTCGTGGTTATCTTGACGCCAACAGTCCTGAAGGTAAAGTACGAGGGAAGACTCTTCCGGGTACTTCTCGTCCTGTGGATCGTCAGTGGTCTAACAAGTTCTATCGCTTTAACGGTACACTGTACATCATCACGTCTCTTCAGGTTCTCCCTGATGTCACCAATGCGTTTGGTAATAATGCCCCTCAGTTCCGTCCGTACATCGCTGAGGTTATCGACGAAGACAACATGCTCTTCGGTCCTGTCACACAGCTTCAAATCGGTGGGGCAACTGACGCTAAACTGAACCCTGACTTCATCCTCGTAGACGGTACTTACTACGCTTGTATCAAAGATAGTCCTACTCGTTCTATCGAAGTCTGGTCTGCTACTGATCTGTTTGGTACTTGGACACTTGAAGATACTATCGACCTCAACCCGGCTGACTTGAACAGTCTGGAAGGCGATACTTGGGCTGTGCATAAGTATGTAGACCCGAATGACCCAGACAACATTCTGATTAAATACCGTATCCATCTGGCTAACAACCGTGATGAGAACGACAAACTGATCGGTATTCCTCGGTTTACTGAATCTCTAACCACACCTGCTGGTCCTTATGGAGACATCGAACAACTAGACTTCTCCCATGCTTCCCGCAACGGTACTATCACTAATTTGGCGATGGTCAACGACCCTCGTGCTATCAAGTCCATTATGGCTGCTCAAGATGCTTACGTTGGTCAATTCCGACACAAAGTGGACGAACAGGAGACTCTGGACGCTGGTACACACGACCTGTACCCTCAACAGAGTTTCATGTATACAATCGCTGGAGCAGGTGGTTCTACTGTTGTAGAAGTGAAAGAGAAGGTTGCTGATCGTTTCTACGTTGGTGTTAACAACACTAATGCCGGAGCTACTATTGAGTTCACTGGTAACGATCTCTGTCGTGAGTTCACTGTAGGTGGTGGTGCCCAAGAGTACGTCGAGGTTATCTGGCTTGAGGCTATCGGTAAGTACGTACCAATTGGCCGTATACAGTCTTTTGGTGTTGCCGATAAACAACTTCTGACAGATACCACAGACACTGTGACACCCACACAGGACACCGAGTACTATATTCTGGGTACAGCAGGGTCCACACAAGTAACCATCCCTGAGAAGGGAGCTGATAGCTTCTACGTAGCTGTTCACAACAGTGATCCCGGAGCTACTGTAGAGTTCATCGGCAATGACTTCTGTCGTCCCTTTACAGTAGGTGGTGGTCAACAGGAGTTGATCCAAGTTATCTGGTCTGAGCAAATCGGTAAGTACATTCCGGTGGGACGTTTGTCTACCGGTGGTGGTGGCTCCTCAGACGGTGTCATCAATGGGTTGACCTTCAACTCAGGAACAAATGTGCTGACAGCCTCTAGGACTGTTGGGGGTGATCTAACCGCTGACCTGTCTGCTCTGGATACCCAAGAAGGTATCACAGTTGAGGACGAAGGTGTTCCACTCACTACTCTTGCAACCACTTTGAACTTCACAGGTACTGGTGTAACCGTTACTGGAACCGGTGCTGAGAAGACAGTGACTATCAACTCTGGTGGTGGAAGCGCTGACGGTGTTGTGACAGCAGGTACCTATAACTCTACTTCAAAGGAAGTAACTCTGTCTAGGTCTGAAGGCCTTGCTGATGTTACAGTAGACATGAGTGGACTGCCTTACAGATACTTCGGCTCGACCACTGTTCTTCTGGACCAGTCTGGTGCTGATGGCTGGGGTATTCGGGATGCTGCTACAGATGGTGACTTTATCCCATTCGGCACTTCTCGTCGCCTAGGGAACCTTGCAAACCCTGTGAGGGGTGTTACACTGGAGGCTAGGGATGCAGCCGGTGGAACTGGCACAGACCATCTGGAACTGTTCCTTGCACAGAATGGTTCCCTGAGACTTACCGATGTAAATTCTCCTACAAACAACGATGGTTTGGACATCAATGCGTTCAACCAAGTTCACATAGATACACGTACATCGGGTACTGCAACTTGGGATCGCTCTAACGGCAATGTCATCAACTTCACCAGCAGTCTTTCCAGCACACTTACTGTGGACTTGTCTAGTATGAAGGTTGGTGAGTTTGTGTTTGTTCGGGTGGGTAGTCCTAATAGCCGGACTATCAGCTTCACAGGACAAACCTTTGAGTGGGCAGGAGGCTCTCAGCCTTCAACTACCGCGAGTACGATGTCTTACATCTTCTTCAGAGTAGGTTCGTCTAATACACAAGCTATCGCTGTGGAGTTCTAAATGCTACAACTGTTCATGATGATGTCTGCCTTTGCGGCTAATCAAGAGACAGTTACCTACACATGGTCTATGACAGCTGGGACGAATGGTTCGTACAACGGCTATTCCCCAGCGTCAGACCTAAACGTTGGTTCTATCTCTGCGGAGCCTGTAGCAGGTCAGACGATACGAAGACAACTCTCTGGTGTGTCTAACGCGTCTAGGTTCCAGTTCCTTGGTAACGCTACTTCAGCTGTATCAGGGTTCACTGAATTGGTCGTTAATGGGACTTCCTACGCAATCTCTTCTTGGACATACAATGGTACAGCAACATACGCTGTGTTTACAACAACTGCTCCTACGTATAGTAACGGTGTTACCTACACCTGTGAGCTTAGATAAACAAAAAGAAAGCCACTAAGGAGAAATCCCTAGGGGCTATTTTCTTTTAGTTTACTGGTGTGAGTGATACCACCCGGTCAGGGTCGTTCTGCTCAAAGTCGATCTCTTGAGCCATCCACTCGTACATAGCCTCAGCTAGTTCCATGACGTCTTGGTCTTGGTGTTGCCGTGCTTCTACTGCGAGTTGGAGTGCTGCCATTTTTACGGAGAAGGATGAAATTGTGTTCATGTGGTTTCCTTTGCGGTGTACTCTTCTTTGATCAGTTCTAGGTAATGAATAGCTTTATTGATATCCTCTAGACCGTTCTTGTCCTTGTGACGTGAGACATACTTTACTACGTTACCTTCGTACCAACCTAGATTATTTTCTCTGATGTATTCGATGGGTTGGATCTTGAAGGTCTTGTAGTGGGCACCTCCCACTTGTTTGTCTTTTGGTTTCACTTCGTTTGTCCTTCGGAACGTCGGAAGAGAGCAACAATAGAGGGTCTGTCCGGGCAGTACATCACGGTAGATCTTACCACAACTCTGACACCGGTAGTCACTCTTCGTTTCCACCTGTGAGTCCTCCTTCGATACCTTCTAGTGCGATTTGAAGACCGATAAGCATCCAGTCTTTAGTCGGGCCATCTGGGAGGATTTGAACCCCCCAGCCAATAAGTTCAGCACTGAGCCACATTCGGAATTTAAGCATTCTCTTCTTCTTTCTTAACGAGTTCCCCCCAAGATACGGGGAAAAGCTCTTTCATTTTTTCGTCAATTTGTTGAGCCACAAGACGTGACTCGTATTGTGTGTCTTCTTTAAGACGTAGGCTGCACATGTCTGCAAAGGCGTCGAGGCTGCCAGACCAATACCACTCGGTCATCATGGACTGAGGTAGGATCATACGGGCTTGCTCAGGGCAGACCCCTTGCTCTATAAGGTGTTTGTAGAGACTTAAAGTCTCTTCGTTTTGAGCGTAAACATCCTCTGGGATATCCTTGAACTCCCACAGAGACTCGTAAGTTTGGACAGGTAGGTCCGTACTACCTTGCTTCTTGTCTACGGCCTTGGATCTCCAAACGTCTGGTACGTAAAGCTCGGGTGCGTCATCTACATAGCGTCGACTGATTTCATTCCACCTTAGGTATTGGTGCTTCACCAACTGTCTAGCGACAAAAAGAGGTGCCCTAACCCTGAACGAGGCAAAACAGTGTCCAAAGGGTGAGATATGTTTGTTCCTCGCCAAATAGGAAATTAGTTTGTCGTTTTGTTCTTTTGAGTAAAGAGATGCTTCTTTGTCGAAAGACACTCTCGCAGCATTAACTACCGTTTCATCAGTACCCATATGGTCTAAGTAGTCAACCTTGATTTGAGCCATTCAATAATCCTCTCTAAGTCTTCTATACTAGCGTCGTCTTTTATTCTATTAGCCCTCTGTGAGAGCCACTGAACGTTTCCTTTTACATAACCTTTTTCCGGAACCACCCTGTCTAACTCGGCTGCCTCTGAACTCCCTTTCGGAGCTTTCAAACTGAGAGGTGTTCCGAAGACGGGGCAAACTCCAGTCCAGATACCTTTTAAGTGAGCTACGTCCAAGTCAAAAGGTAGACCTTTGTCTGAGGCCCTGTGCCTAGCGGACCTCATCCTAATGGCAAACCTGTTTTTGTCTCTGTACTTTTTCTGGTACCCCTTGTTTCTCTCTACGTAACAAGCTTTACAAAGAGAGTGGAGACCTCCACGATTCCTATAGAAGTCTCCAGTGCTCTTCGGGGTAAGACACCCAGTACAGACCTTTGTCTGGCTCAAGTAGCTCTCCCCAGTGTTACATATTTTTGGTCAGCGATGTAGGCTCCCTCTGGGAGAGAGTCCACATTGTTTTGTTTAAAGGTAAAGTTGGCTTCACGACATTCAGCCTCAGTCCTAAAGGGCATCAGAGAGGTTGCCAGACCACACCCCTCAGGGGTCCTAATGCCTTGCTCCAAACCACATACCAGTGTTAGTGCGATAAACATTTGTTACCCTCCTTCTGTTACAGATTCTGCATTAGTTTAGTTCCGCAGTCAAAACATAGGTCCATCGAGATAGAGTGGGAAACACCACCCCAAGACCCATCGAAAGAACGTCCTCCTACATGGCCCTCTAGTTTGAGTTCAAAAGAACCACACGAAGAACCATCGTTGAAATCTTTGTTGTGTGACTCTCTGCCGCATTTGTCACACACGTAAGTTACTTCAGTTTTCTTAGTCATTGCCCGATATCCACCAGTTCACAAGTATCACCAGAGCAAGCCATAGTTTGCATACTCACAGTGTTGTCGTCTTCTTCGTAACCTCCCAGACCTGACCAGTTGATCTCAGTCGGCATCTTGGACAACAACTCATTGTACTCGTCTTCAGTTGCCTCTTGATATGGAGCTTGTTGGTAGATGTGGTCATCGTAGGGCAGGAACGATACACCAGACATTTCGTCAAAGTGTTCATACACAAAAGCCCCTACTTCAAGCCACTCAGACTTCTTTACATTGATCGTAACTGATGGTTTGTGTTCACACCAATGTCGCTGGTAAACCAACCAAGTCTTAAGCTGTTCGATAGCTGTAACATCAGAAGTAACTACAGCATCCTCAGGAGCCTTGATTGGGAAAGAGAAGACTGTCGTTGTAGACCCCTTGTAGACACAAGGCTCACTCGGGATACCTTGGTCTTTCATAAACTGTGTCAGTGGGTCTTTGTTGTCTCCACGAACAGTTCGGATATAGAAGGGACTGTAGCGAGTATGGATACCAGAAGCACTGTCTACCAACTGGGAGACTGTCCCTGAAGGTTTAACACAGGTGATCGCTGTGCTAACTGGGACACCAAGAATGTCAGCCCACTCAGCGTTAGTGGCAACAGCAATGCTCTTGAGGTGTTCGAGAGTCTTCTCTAGGCCTTTGTTCTGGGTGGTCATCAGGGGGTTATCCATAATGCCTGTCAGAGACACACCCAACAGTCGCTCTTCCTCGGTATTCTTCTGCCAAATCTTACGAAGGTAAGGGAAGTTAGTGTAGGTGGACTGAATGGTACCAAGGATGGTTGCGAGGCGTACTTTACGCTCCAAGTCCTCGATAGTGTCTTCCCTACGTACCACAACCTCAGTCAAGTTACAGAACTGATACGGACGAAGAATGATCTCAGAACAAGGGTTCGTACCAAAGTCAAACGAAGGATCACGTCGACCATTCTTTGCGGCTTGTTTCTTAGAAGCCTCTCGGTTGAAGATACCACGTTCACCGGAACCGCTTTCAGCAAGTGCTGTCCACTCCCGAAGGAAAGACAAGGCGTCTGGTTTCTCTGTGTAAGCCACCGAGTTGTTAGCAAGGAAACGATGATCAGGGAAAGAACCTGTCTTCGCATGGCGCATACGATCGTCACTGAGGTTACTCAGGGAGATCATAGCAGAACGACGCACACCTCCAACAACGACGATCTCACCGATCTTACACATGATGTCATGGGCTTCGATACTCGAGAGTTTACGTCCTTTAGCCTCTTTGAACATCGAGACAGTGAAGTTGAACAAGTCAACCAGAGGAGCAGGACCAGAGGCACGACCACCGAAGGTCTTCAGTTTAGCTCCTGCTGGGCGCACTTTGGATACGTCCCACTTGGGGATCTCACCAGAGTACAGAAGGGCAATCAGTTGTCGGTAAGACTTAGCCCAACCTTCTTTACTGTCTTTAACAACAATTGTTGTCTCACTCTCAAAGAGTTCCTCTGGGATCTCTGGGAGTTTCTTGACGTACTGTCTCTCAACGGAGAAGCCCACACCAGTGCCGCACAGAAGGATGAACATAGCCTCATCGAAGGACTTAACATCATCTACTGGAAGGTACGAACAGTTGTAACCACAGGTGTTGTCCCGGTCAAGAGCATTACCTGCGGTCATCATGGCTCGCATGGAAGGCATTACTTCTAGGTCGAGAATGACTTCCTTTAACTGGTTAAAAACTAGGTGTCGGTCTTCTGTCCAGACTCCTTCAGGAAATTTAGGCCCCCCGCAGACATTAAAGATGTAACGGTCTACAGTCTCTTCCCATGTCTCTCGTCGTTTCTCTTCAGGCAACCACCGAGCATAGCGGCTTTGGTGGATAAATTTTTGATAATCGTTCATGTTAGTTTGTCTACTTTCTTTTGAGCTGAGGAAACACTGTTAAAACTACCCAAGTACTTCTTCCTCCGGTAAAGGAGGTAGTTCTCCCCCCGATCAGCCTCTAGGTAGAACTCACCGTCTTTAGTCTCCCATGACCATCTGGTCACTGGCTCTAGTTTAAACGAGGTCACTGAGGTCTACCTTTGGGTAATCTTTGTTCTTCACGATTTTACCGTCCTCTCTGCGTTGAATAGTACCATCTGGCTGGTACATACGACCCATGTTGTTGTCGTGGACACGAAGCAGAGCTTGGTCTAGATCCCACCCTCGAGCATTAGCATATCCGTAGATGACATACACTAGGTCGGCAAGCTCTTTAAGCTGAGGAGCCTTAGTGATGTGTCGCCACTCTGTATCCCACTCAAAGAACTCCTCATGCACTAGACTCCGGTAAAGGACTGGATCAGGTTCTTGTCCCGAAACCTCTTGGTACTCCTTTACCATTTGTAGAGGGGTTTTGTCTCTTACGTCCTCACTTGGCTCCCAATATTCAAACATTTCTAGTTGGCTCAAAACAAACGCCTCCAAATAGTGAACCACCCTGTGCAAACATCAATGAGAAAACAGACAAAGTAAGTAAATACCTTTTCAGATGTTTTGTCTGTGTCGCGAGTAAGTTCGTGTGTTTCATCAATAGACTCGTCGACGATAGACAGCAAGAACTCTAGACTACCTAGAGCTACGACTAACCATAGAATAGTTTCAATCATCCTCGCTAATCCCCTCTTCGTCTAGGTAAATGTAATCTTTAAGGTCGATCAAACCTTCTTCAACCAACCAGTCGACTACAACAAAAACCTCAATGTCATTCTCCTCAAGGAGAGTTTCAAGAGGGTAGTAGTCGGCCAGTGCCTTCACGATGTCACTCATTCTCTCGTCTCTCTAAGGTACTCAATAGCTTTACCTAAAAGCTCTTCTGAGTCGTTGAACTTACCTAATCCTGTATTACACTTCGAACAAAGAATACCTCTGACTTTCCTTGTAATGTGACAATGGTCTATGTGTGGATGTTTCATTTCTTGAGAACAGAGACAACACAAACCCCCTTGTGAAACTAGGATTCGGTCGTAATCGTCTCTAGTTAATCCGTACTTACTTTTGATTTGCTCCCACCTGGTGGGGCCTCTTGTCTCACGCCTACGTCTGTTCTCCTCCTCCCTTACTAGTGGGTCCAAACGCCTTTGTCTTTTAGCTTCGTTTCTGCAGCTTTTACACTGCCCCATAAAACCATCTCTGTACCTAGGGTTTTTCCAGAAGTTTTCTAAAGTCTTATACGTTTTACACTTAGAACATCTTTTAACTGTAGACACGTTTTAGAGCCTCCATACTCACCCACTGGAGGTCGTAGGTACCATTTTCTACTTCCCTTTTAACTGCCACCCCTTTAGTCCATTCGTGGTTAGCTTGACCTGCCCATGTTTCCTCTGCCCCCTTGAAGCAGCCCGCAACCAAACCCTGCATCGCACTAGGACGTGCATCAGTTTTAAGGTAATAGTGGAATTTATGAGAGTGACCAACAGTTGTAGAACAAGCTGTTTTTTCAACAAGAGCACAAGCGTGATGTTTACTTGAAAGAGCAGAACCATAGTTGCCACTAGCAATGTAGTGACTATAGAGGACCCCATCGACAGTAAGGGTTCCGGGGGCGCTATTCTCATATTCGGTGTACTCGTCGAACCAGTAGTCTGTTTGAAGATGGCTGAAGGAAATCCCGTGTGTTGATCCCTCAAGTCGAGGGTCGTGGGCGATAGCCTTTTTGATTCTATTCTCGTGGTTTCCCTCAAGACCGTACCAAGTTGGTTTCTTTCGCTTGTTCTTTTTGAACTTCCACCGAAGACGTTCTTGTGCATCGTTATACCATTCGATATCTTTCTCATAGGATTGATTGACAATCTGACTTGGGTACCGAGTGTCGTAGGAGTTAAGAGAGCGCATGTCAGCACCATCTCCTAGGTCTACTACATAGTCTGGTTTCAAGTCGTAAAGGAACTCTCCGAGCCATGAGAACCTCTCGTTAGAGGCCTCAGGATCAGCGTGAGAACATGTGAAGATTACTGCTGTTTTACCCATTTTATGCCTTTACCCATTTTGACCTCTGCCAGATACTCAGATACCTTATAGGAGCCTTCTGGTCCGATCTCCCACTCCTCTACTTCATCAGCGATTAGAGCTAGTTCCTCTTTAAGTTCATTTGTGACTGTGACTATGCTGGTGCCATAAGTCTCCCGGTCCTCACACCAGTCTTCTCGATAGATAAAAACTTTAGACATCGTACTCTTTATCTCCTACAGGTGTAAACGGAAGAGGTGGATTGTTTTCACCGTAGTGACCGTACTCGTTGAAAGGTTGAACTGAAGCTGGATACGGGTCATCCTCAATTTCTACCTTAAAGTACTTCTTTAGAACGTACCCTAATGCTTCTTCTTCACCATTGAAACTTTGATTAACCTTCTGTCCGTCAAGGTATAGGTTTGTTTCAAAGTGAGTACAACACCCACATGGAGCTTCCCAGATGTTATCTTCTACACGAATTTTCATTAGTCTACCTTCTCTGAGTTAATTCTCATAAACTCCAACTGCAAGTAGTAGTCAAAGTCTACCACAGCAAGAGGTTTCTTGTGATTAGCTTTTACAACGAGAAGAGGTTCATACCCATTTGCATTCTCTTCTGCTTGTCCGTAGAGTTTGTAGATAGCCATCTCTTTGTGACTCTTGCATTCTACTGAGACAGGAAGCATGTCACGTGCAAAAGGTGAAAGCTGCACGTCTTCTCCTCCTGCTCCCATACTTGTGGACTTAACGTCCTCAGGAAGACAGCCCCAAGGCTTCATAAGCTCAATGAAACGGTCTCGAACGTATTGTTGTAGTTTACGGCCTTTGGCCTTAGCGCTTGATGTTTTCATTTAGTTTCCTCTAGTGCTGCTTTGATGCGGACAGTGATTCTACTGTAAGCCTCTTCCAAACCAGAAACCTCCCCTTGTATGCTAACAATGCAGTCATACAGAATGTCCTCTATATCATTAAATAGGCCATCAGTATTCACCCCATCCGCGTTTTCACGGGCTTGGCGGTAGGCGGTGAGGGCGTCGCGTTCATCCTTGCATTCGTGGATAGCTTGCCGAGAAACAAGCACCATAATGCCTTCTTCGTCAGCCTGTTGGTAGTTCATCAGGGCGTCCCATGCCGCCTCTTTGCTTGTGTCAGTCATTGGGGTTCTCCTGTTTACAGATTTGAATTTCTTTTCCAATCCAGTCAGCACATCCGTCGTCGTCCAAGTCGGCACCTAGAAGAAAAATAGCAAAGAGCATCCCTGTACAGAAGCATGCTAGTTCACTCATTACGTAACCTCGTCTACTTTAGGTTCCCGAACAACTTCAGTGAGAAACCGTGGTTTTCCTGCGTACAAGAAGGTCCGTAGACCCGGCCAGCACATGTCTTTGAAAGCACAGTAAGAACACTGTGTATCCAGTTTCATGTTACCAGACTTGCCGTCAGGAATAGAACTAAAACCCCGATCTGGCACCACCTCTGGGTTATTAACCGCTGCTTTGATGGCTTCAAACTCTTCTTCCTTGGTGTTGATCTCATGTCCAAGGTCGTACATATCGAGACAAAGCTCACCGGAAACCTTGTTTACAACCAAGAAAGCTCCAAGCGAGGGATGGGAGTCGACTTCTGTTTGTGTTCTTCCTGCGTAAACATACGATGATAGTTGGGAGATGTAACCAAAGGGATCGTCATCCCGTAGACCCCCTGTTTTAAACTTGATAAAGGAGTAGGGACTGGCTGATTTAACGTCAACTGTGATTCCGTCGATAACAGCATCTCGGTGTCCCTTAATACCCGCGACCTCCAAAGTATCTTGCATTCCTGCCACGTCATGTCCGGCAGCGATTGCCAAGGATAGGATGAGATCTTCCAGAAGATCCCCGTAGAGAAATTTGAGGAGAGTGGAAGCCCGAAAAACTTCATTGTCATCAGGCTTGTTGATTGAGTACCAAAGCTTCCTCGTACATGAAGTGCCCATCCCACTGAGCCGGAGAGTTGGTTCTCTTTCTTCTCGTTCTCCACCCAGTCTACGCCACACCGTTGAAGACACTGACTCGGTGAAGAACTTGTGTACGGTTTCATCCCAACCTCCATTTCCCTCGATAACACTGTTGATGTCTTCTACAAGTGTTGAAATCTTTTTAGCCAAAGTAGTTCTCCCATACACGCGTAATGATAAAACCTAAGGCGGCTCCTACGAGGCCTCCCAATAAGGAAGCCCCGAGGAGAGTCAGAAAGAACATCATTTGCTGACAGGTTTCTTGTAGGTCACACCTTTACGAGGCCAAACGAAACCCCCTGTCGGGTAAACAAGCCAGACACAGAAGAGACCTAAAAAAGGAACTACGTTTGAGATAAGGTTAGAAAACCAAGAAGGTTTATGCGCAAAGCTTCCCTCGTACATCAGACCGGGAAATTCATCAGCAACACCACCTGTTTCTTTAGCCATAGTGAGGGCGTAAGAGATTAGGACAAGGACAACGTAAACTACGGTATAAGCGGAAGTATCCATGTTTTTACTCCTTAGAACGGCAGACGGAGGTCAGGGGAACCACCTTCGTCGTCACCTTCAGGACGTTCGTACTCGACAAGGTCCAGAACCTGAACACCCATCATTCGAGTACCTTTGCCCATTTTTGTCTCGTAGACCTCGAAGGCAACTTTGACTTTGGATCCATTACCAATGAGTTTGGATGTATCCCAGAGTTCGCCTTCAGCGTCCTTGATAACAGGGGCACCACCAAGAGCAGGGATACTTGTGTGTTTGTGTTTACGTTTGAACTTAATACTCAGACCATCGTCAGTGATACGGGGTTTGAGACGGGAACCGGAGGCACTCAGTGCGTCAAGGTTCTCTTTGTCAAGGATTACGTCGATTGTATATGCACCGTCGCAGTCACCGTAGAAACCTTCGTGCATGTCTCGGTTGTTCTCGTAGAGACGAGGATACATCGCGATACCTTCAACGGTGTGTACTGTGCTTTTCGGTTTGTCTGTCATGTTCAGTTAGTTTCCTTTAGATGTCTTTAGTAGTTAGAGTTTGGTAACGAGCTTCCCAAGAATCTCGCATTAGACCTTTGCAGTCGTCCATTAGGTCTTTCATAGTTGGTGTTGCTGTTCTGTAGTATTCTTTAAACCACTCTTCGAAGGCCATAGTGTTGTTCCTTACATATTAATATTAACATGGTTTAGTTGGTGGGGTCAAGAAGTTTCGAAAGGAATTTCTTCAATTTCTGTGTCATGTCCTTGGTGTTTCTCGTAAGCTCCGTTATACTCCCTGTAGAAACGTTCAGCACTTTTGGCTACATCTAGTGTCGGGTGGGCTGAGACTAGGCTTCGGTAATCTTCCCCTCCAACTGGGTACGTGTGTATTAGGATATACACAGAATTCATCAAATTTTCTCCAACACAGTGATTTCTCGTACTTCAATAGACTCGATGGAATGGATACCCCACTCATGGTAGGGACAAACCTCAGAGAACACCTCTAGTTCCTCCTGTGTGATAACTCCTTTATAAGCGTCTTGGTACGCAGCTGAATGGTCAATGTTGTCCCAGTTGTGTTTGTAGGGGTTCTCCCTTCCGTATTTCAAGACTTCTCGGCCTACCTTCAAGATAGTGTCTAGGTTTTCTTCCACCCAACCTTTAATTTCAGTCTCTTCTGTTATATAATCTGCGTCGTTTGTGTCAGCGGTGATCTTAAGGTATTTACCCATTAGTGTGTCTCCAACCAGTTTTTTCCAATGTCTGTGCTACCAGCGAGAGGACAGAAGATATTCAAGTCCAAACCAGCTTGCACAATTGAGTTACGTTGTATCTCTCCAAGTCTTTCAGCCATATCCAGAGAACCAGGACACTCTGTCTGCCATTCATCGTGGACGAAATCCACTTGCTTGTAGAGAATCTTCTCTTCGTCAGCCCATTTACGCCACAGTCGGTTAGCGTGTTTCATAACGATTGCTTCCCCGTTCTGTAGATAACCTGCCAACATCAAGTGTTCACTGTTTTGAACAACTTTACGTCCGTCAAGACCCTCGAAGTAGCCCCTACGAGCATCGCGAGGGATAAGCCCTGTCTTCAGTTTCTTGAGTTTAGGAAGACTCTCAAGGAAGTTATACTCAGCCTCCTTTGCTTTCTTGTTGGTGGTTCTTAGGTTACGAGCCATCAAGGCTGTCCCTGAACCCAGGAGCCAACTGTAAATGAAAGTCTTGGCGTCATCCCGTGTGATGTGGTCAAGAGCCAAAGCTTTTTTGTTTACATTGTGAATATCCGTCAGGTCTTCTTTACGACCAGAGTGGATAGCGTGGGCATACTCCTCATCTTTCATGTAGTGAGCAAGGATACGAAGCTGGATACCTTCAGCATCTGTGCCGACAAGGTACTTGTCCTCGTCTACGCACCAAAGGGATCGTAGTGTCGCATCGTACTCTTTCTTGATTTCTTTAACTGCGTTGTCTACTTGACCGTGGAAAGGGCTGAAGACGTTAGCTTGATTAGGGGCAGAGTGAGACATCCGATGAGTCCAAGCTCCGATGTTCCAGAACTTACCGTGGATACGGCCATCCTCTTGGACACAACCTAGCCACTCCTCAAGGGAGGAACGACGTCCTTCTAGGGTCAGCCACTGAGCAAGAAGTTTAGCCCCTTCAGGAGCGCTGTCAGGGACTGTCTGAAGGTTTGTCTCGTCTACCTTCCATCCGTAATACTCGAAGTACTCCTTCTTGTCTTGGTAGGCTTCAGGCGTCATCAAGGTTTTACCCCACATATCCCCGGGTTTACACCGACCAAACTTTTGGTGTGTCTTTGTCTTGACCACTGGTTCCCAACCAGCTTCCCATAGTTTGTCGATACGGTGCTTAGTACTACCCGGGTTGAATGTTTCGTAGTCGTAACATACTAGCTCAGTCCCCTCAAGTTTTGTCTTGGGGTAACGTCCCATAGCATTCTCAGTGGTACTGTAGAAAGAACCATCTTGTTTGATCCGGAACTGGACACGATTAACCTCGGTCAACCACGGAGGCCAACACTCTTGGAACTTAGCTTCGAGTTTCGCCATTCGCTCCTTAATAGAAGACAGGAGTTCTTCGGCTTTCTCTTTGTTAAACTTGAAGCCATTCTTCGACATATCCTCGTTGATGAGAACCATGTCGTGTTCTAGTCGCATAGCTTCCTTCCAAGCGTCATCGTGGATGTAACGCTCGTACATCTTGTAGATGCGCTCGTTAACTACAACGTCTTGGACACAGTAGTTCACCATCTCCAGAGAGAGTTTAGAGAAGTCATTGAAGACAGTCTTAGGAACCCCTAGGTACTGACCAAGTTCAGCCAAAGAATGAGTGGAAAAACCAGAATAGTTAACCAAACGGGAAACAACAAAGGTATCCACCACCTTAGACTCTTCAATGCCGGCTCCAAGCACACGGTTAACAACAGGAACGTCGAAAGACAAACCATTATGGGCCACCCAGAGATCGACATCAGGAACAAAGCTAACAAAGTCATCGAAAGTACCCACCCAGTTGGAGTGGATCTTCACATCAGACCAGACTTTTGTTTCTTTGTCTAACTCTTTTGTGACGATACACCAAATTGTGTTAACCCCCCGGTGTCCTTCCCGGGGGATCAACTCTGTTTCGATATCAAAGATGATTATCTTCATCTATTCTCCCGTCCAAATCTTACCAAGGCGTCCCCGTCACTTCATACTCTTCCTCTGACGGCATACTGTCGATGTTCTGGTCGGCCCAGAGACAATACTCATACAAAGTACTTGAAACTACTTCACTCTCGTAGCATTCTCCGAAATCAGACTCAAGGGAATGGGAACCCCAGATGAAAGAATGGTCAAGGAGATCTGGATCAAAGGACCCACCCACACAGGCATCCAGTACGTCTTGGATGAGTTCTCGGAGACTACCACAGTCAGTGATCTCACCCGGCCAACACCGGTACACCTCTGCCAAACTAATCTTTTCTTTCGGAGGCACAGAAGGTTCTTTTCCTTCTACTTTACAGACGAACTTTACAAAACCTTTAGCCATTAGATTTTCTCTGATTGGAGACGGGAACCTTCGATTTCTTTTGTTGCTCGGTGAGACTTAGTGTCTACTTGAACGACACGGGCAAGACCAGACGTGTTCTCAACGAACACAAAGTCACCAACTTGAAGGTTACGTTTGCTGTTGAAGTAGTGGCAGGTCGTCTGACTCCCCTGTACAAACCGAACACCGATGGTGTAGGGCATGACTTTTTCAATCTCGTGACGTTCCACAGTGAGAATCGACCCTGTGTTCTTGACCTCGAAGACAACCTTACCTTGTGAGTTTGTCGCGAGTGGGTAGCCGTATACGTCACGGCCTTTGAGTTGGTGAAGACTTTTATCCATTTTGTTTTCCTCTTCTTTGATTTTGACTACTTTTTGGTGAAATGGGATCTTATAGCTCACACCACCACTAGACTTAGCGTAGATTTCCTCAGTGTAAAAAGACATTGAGGTTACTGTGTACGAAGCGGTGCCAGACGGATACCTGAAACAATCTCCTACATTTAGACAGCCAACTGGAATTTTTTTCTCATGAGAGGGGGTGGCGTAGCACATGATTCCAGTGGATGTTTTGAGACACGTATTTTTAGTCATACGACTTCTCCTCGAGTGTAAAGGTGGCAGGATCAAACATGAGTTCACCAGCGAAACCAGTGTTACCCACAGGACGATTTTTCAGGATAGTGAGTGCGGTCGTGTTTCGCATCTCGTCGTCCATAGCTTGTTTGTCTCGCTCAAGTTTGACAACAACACCAGCCCTCTTACCGATCATTCGGCAATCACGGATCTGTCCATCGTCATTCTCGTGGGCGATAGAGATAACACCCACACCAAGTTCTGAGCAGAGACGAGCCATCTTAGTGGACAACTGAGACAACCAAGACTCAAGAGAAGAGTCGTCCTGTCGACTATACCCAAGGTCTTGGATAGGCTCGAAGAAGACATACTTGACCCCACAAACTTCAGAGAAATACCTGATCTGATCAAGGATATTCTCAGGATCGTCGTCTACACCGAGTGTGAACTGGTAGAAGTTCTCCCGTTCAGTGAATGAACGGATGGCTTCCATAACTTCTTCTTCAGGAACTCCTTTGTAACTTGGAAGGTAGACAATCTCTTCCTCTCCTTCGTCGTTGACTTCGACTTTAGTGTCCTGAAGGGTTACGTCCTTCTTGAGTACATAGGAAGCAAGGCCGAGCAGACTCCGCTTCTTTGTCTCTTCAAGGTGCATAACCGCAATAGGTACAGTCGGGTGTTCGGAGAGAATTGTGTACTCGAGTTTACGCATGAACTCTGTCTTGCCGATACCCTCAGGTGCTTGGAAGAGAGTCCAGTACCCTTGGAACAAACCCAAAGCTTTTTCGTCAAAGTCTTTGATACCTGTTGGAAGGTACATCGAGCCTTTGTCGTCTTTGAGAATCTTCTCAAATTGCTCTGGTGTGTTGAAGATGTTCTCAGGTACGTACTTCTTCCGGTTGATCCAAGCGTATAGGAAGTCACTCCCGTCACCGTTAGTTAGGTAATCGTTTGGATCTTTGTGTTTGGTCATATTGACACGATAACACTTGTTAGGAAATGTCCGACTGAATACCTCAGCAGCAGCATTGCCCGCATCATCGCTGTCTGTGGCAAGTACGATAGTCTCGAAGGCGTCGATGTACTCGCGGCACACAGGATTCTTCAAGACTTGTTTAGCACTACCACCAGCCATACCAACAACAGGGTATCGTTTACCCAACATTTGGTAAGCTGAAGGAACATCGTCCTCACCTTCAACGATAGTCAAGACCTTAGAGCTACCGGCGTTGAACTTGTCCATACCGAAGAGCATGTTGTTCTTGAAGCCTTTGTTCTGTGTGAAGTCCTTAGGCAGCACACGAGTCTTCGGCATGTGTGGGTAAGGATAAACCCGATTGAAGTCTTTCCCACTGACTACACCAGTAAGAATACCGTAGAACTCAACAACATCTTTGTCAATAGAGCGGTATCCTTTGATTTCAAGGTCGATAGACTCTTCGTCAACTTTTGGAGCTGACTTTTTCTTTGTTGTCGTTGATCCGCAACTATGGCAGAACCAACCTCCGTCCTCAAAGACAGTCAGACACCCATCGTGCCCACAACTAGGACAAGACTTGTGTGTGTCTACAGGATCACTCATTTCTACCCTTTCGTTAGATTCTTTATTTCATTCTCGTCTTCACCCAAGATAATTCTCTGAACGTCCCCCAAGGTAAAGTCCTTGCCTATTGTGGTGTAAATAACTTCGAGGCAATCCTGACAGTAGACGTCCACAGGTGGGTCGTACATCAGAGCGCCCGGTCGGTCGCAACACTTGCATCTCAATGTTCTGTTCCTTTGATGATAGTAGTCTCCTTCTCTTTGAAGAACCGTGCAATTCCTTTGAGGTTTTCCATTGGGTCTGCCTTTTTGAAAATACGTCTAAAAGAGTACTGGAATGCCCCTCTAATAGGCGTACCAGAAAACGTAGGGTCAATAGCTTGAACAACGCTGGTTTCACCTACTTCTAGAACCTTGAACTTTTCACCAGCAGTACTCTCTACAATATCACCAACTTCAGCCCCGAGTTTTTGGAGTGACGTACCCATCCTATAGATCCTTTCCTTTGAAGAAACGAGCAACACCTTTGAGGTGCTTGTGACTCTTTTTCAGAGGTTTGAATTCTCTCAGGAGAAAAGAGTGGTCCCACAAACCGCAGTTTACACCATCCTTAGAGAGGCTAGCGGAGACCAGGTTTGTCCGGTAAACAGTGAAGACGGCCCCGGGTACGTATTTAGACGAGAGCCCCCGGTCACTGGATACAAACTCGATTTCATCACCTACCTTAAGGTCGTCTGTCCAATTCCTATCCATTGTATCCTCCGTAGCTGTAGAATTTCTCATCCGAGTACATCGGAGAAAAGTCCAGATGAGGTTTGATCTTGTACGCCATATCATGAGACACGAAATCAAAGAGTTCGTCCATCTCGTTGAACCACGTGTAAGCCTGTGTGGTCGGGCTGTTGGGGTCCAAAGAACGGACCTTAACATCAATGAGGCTGCGTTCCCAACTGTACCCATTGTCGTAGTACTCATCGAGAAGGTGGAGAACCTCAAGACTCACCTCACAGACACGGCCCTTGACTGGTTTGAGGTCACTGATGAAGTAATCAGGAAGGTCGACGTACTCAAGATCGAAAGGATCTTCCAGACATGCCGCAGGGTATGGGTTCGTGTGATCTCCCTTGATGTTATACCAAGGCAGGTACTCGTGTGCAGTGCAGGCCGCATGGTGAAGGCCACGGTACCCGTCGATACACTGTTGGTTTGTCAGGTCAAGATTGGCCTTCATGGCCGAGAACTCTTGGTTATCGTCCCACAGGAAGATCTTGATGGGCTCGTTGTTGAAACGAAGAACAGGAGCATCGTAGGTACGAGACTCGTTAAGGTTTGTCCGGATGATATCCAGAAGATTTGGTTTCTTCACAGTTTTAGCCATTAGCTTTCGCTTCCTTCTTGCTTCACCTTGTTCAAAGCAGTGATAAGACGTTGACGTTCATTCGTCAGGTATTGTGCCTTCTTGTGAAGAAGGTAGTTGCTCTCGATCAACTCTTTGATGAGCAGTGTTGCATTCTCTGCGTCATTCCCTGAATTAATGATAGCATCCAGAGTCTCATCTGTAAAGAGGTGAACATCACGGATACTGTTGAGATTGAACTTCTCAGTGAACCGTCGTGTTTGACTGTCCTTCGCGTACCCTTTCGGGATAGGTCGAGTCGATGAAGTTTTCGTAGAGGAGACCCCCGAAGAATTCCCACCATGAATCACTTTCGGGGGGTTGTACTTTTTTACGCGGTGACTCGGATTGAAGGAGTAGGTATTGGAGTAGTACCAGCCTTCTTCCTTTTTACCACCGTTGCCCTCCTCGTTACACAATAGAGAGTTGCCTTCGCTGTCAAAGAAAGTCAGGACACTTGCAGCAGAGAGTTGATCCTCCAAAAGCTCTTTCACAAAAGGATCGGAAAGAAGTTCCTCGGGTTCCATACCCTTCACCAGACGCTTGAAGAGAGGACGCACATAGGTACGAACAAAGTTCCGTGTGTCACTCTCATCGCCAGCAGCTTTGAGCTTGTAGCGGTTAAGTGTACCGTTGTGACACATACGGAGGTCAATGCCATCCGTCTTCTTCTCAAGGATAGGGAACGGGTGAGCATTCCGGAGGTTTGTCGCCCCTGCAGTGGTATACCGCAGGTGAAGCATCAAATCCTTGTCAATCAGTTCCTCGTTCACCAAACGGTAAAGGCTCTCAGGGTCAGGTTCTTCAGGGGAACGAATGACCTCAAGGCCCTTGTCACCTTGGAAAGCAAGCCCGTACCCATCAGGATTGTTCAGGATAGCGCTCTTGAACTTGTCAAAAGGAATCTCGAAGTTGGGTTTACGTTGGATGATGAGACACATGGTTAGGCTTTCTGGAACAGGTTGAGAAGGGAGGAGTACTTGTGGTCATTCTTGATGACGTACTCTTTGAAGTTTTCGATGAAGGAACGACCGAAGCAACGAACACCGATACGGTCAGTAAACTCAAAGATAGCATCGACGTGGTCGAGACAGCGAATGATGTGGTCAACGTCGAAGATGCCTTGGAAGAGACGAACTTCAACAGTCGGACCAGAGCTGAAGTGACACACAGACCGCCCCGAAGTGTGGATAGTACGCTTCAAGCGACGAGCCAAAGTGTAGCCCTCGTAGTTGCGGTCGATCTGACAGTACTGGTTGCCCCGGTAGTCTTTCCGACGAGACACTTCTGTGAAGTGATCAACGGAAGTCTTGTCCCACTGGTTCCAAGCAGCAACAAACTTACGGCTGTGGAAGTGGCTCAGGAAGTGGCTACGAGACACGTGGATGTGAATACCGTTGTTCAGGTCGTCAGAACAGTCGAACACGTCGGAGATATTCATGTCACGTTTGGCGCACAGAGTCTGGAGCTTCTCGAAGAAAATCTTCCAGTTCTGACGAAGGTAACGGCGAGAACAAGGAACAGTGACGATCTCTATTTTGTTACGGTAACAACCCGACACAGAAGAGTCACTCTTGAAGATGAAGAAAGGTTCCTGAACAGGTTCAACCTCGCAGACGATACGTTGAATTTCCTTGGTGGAAAGCTTCGTGCTGACTTCAACTTCCATGCCATACTGTGTCACTTCGTTCTTGCTCTCACGAGAAAGAGTCCGGAAGAAACCAAAAGCTTCGGGTTCCATCTTGAAGCTGTAGTTGTGAAGTTTGGTCCACTTAGAGTGGATTCCTGTCGTATCCACCGAGTCGACCGGGTGTGAAGACGTCGGACTTGCGTCAATGTAGCCACCCCAACCGAAACTCAAGAGGAAAGCAGGTTTAATGGCATCCTCTTGTTCGTCGTCCACAAGGAGGATAGGTACACCATCACCCGAGGAGCGAGAAGTGTTTCGATGAAGCTGGAAAGGATGGTCACTGAGGACGATGTAGGACGAAAGCCAATCCCGGTCGACTGTGCTGATATCGTCACGTTCAAACCAACGGCGGATCCAATCACGGGAAGACACAGTGAGTTGAGGGAAAAGTGCGTCACGGTTTGCCATCCACCAGTCGAGAACCGCTGCTTTTGTCTGGAAACCCATCTGTTCGATAGTGAACCGTGGGTCGTAGAAACCGTGGACGTAGAAAGTCACTTCTTTCCCGGTGTGGTCCACAAAGAAGTAGCTCCGAGCGTTACCCGGTACCTCAAAAGTGTAGATTGCGTCTTCAGCTTCAAAAGTTACGTGTGGCATGTCAGTAGTCTCTCTATCTAAGGTTTCTTGTTCAGATTCAGAGTCGAAGTCCAGTCGAACTCTTCTTTGTCGTTAAGACCAACAGGTCTGGTGTAGCGAAGGGAGGAGGAGTTGAGTTGAAGGTAAATCCAACACTCGTGTTCGTTACCCTCGTTGTCGAGAGTAATGATAGTAGTCCGGGTGTAGTGATCCGGGTGTCCTTCGAGAATGTCCAGCTCCCAGAAGCAATCCTCATTGGGGATAGACCAGACGTCACCACGGACAGGGTTGAACAACTCGTCTACCGTGTAGGCGTGTGGGAACTCCTCACAGACTGTCTCTTTTGTGTAGACGTAGGGGCAACCTACGTTACGCATCAGGTAAGGCTCCTGAGTCACGAAGGAACCCATGTGAGTGGCACCATGTCCGGTAAGGATACGGGAGTTACCGAACCCTTTACGGAGTGTGCCATAGGTAAAGACAAGACCACACTTGTTGATCTCATTCTTGTAATCTTCCCTTTGTTCAGGGCTAAGACTCATTTGGAAGTATCTCATTTTTCTCTTGACAACCTCTCGATTAAAGGTTAAAATTAACTTAGGGTTTGCCCGGGGTGATATATGCTTTAAGCATCTACCTCCTCAGGATAAACCTACCCCGAACCCAACGATAAGAACAAAGAAGTAGGACATGATGAGCCAACCAAGGTTAGCCATGTTGACACAGAAAAAGAATTCTTCTCCACACATCTTACTCTCCTTTCAGTTCTTTGAGTTGATGTTTGATCACCTGTTGAATGTCGTTGAGGATCTCTTGACCTGTCTCACTGGTGACAACAGCTTCGCCTGCTTCACTACCAGCAATGAGGTAGATCGTTTCCTTTGAGGGAACAAAGTGTGTGATGACGAGAAGGAAGAAGAAAACCGACCACACCCAACAGAACCCTTTGGGAACATCAACCATTTCCTCATAATCATTCTTGTTGAATTCGTAGAGACACTTCCAGAACAGAAGGCCAAAACCACCGAGAACAGACACGATGAAACCAAGACCACCAAGAGAACTGGCTGCGTTGGGCAACACGTCTGCCAGATACAGAAACCAAGACAAATCATTCATCAGATTTCTCCTCAGCTTGAGTCATACGGACGACACGATAAGGTTCGTGTTGAGACAGTCCCCATTCTTCACACCACTTATTGGCGGCACTCTCTGATGTGAAAGTAATGCCCGGTTGGATTCCGTTGTTGAGGATAACGATCCACACGTCCTCAACCTTTTCTTGCAGAGGTACGAGGTCAAACCCAGACTCTCCACCCCCTGAGAGGAACGCTCCGTGGCTGTCATGGGCACTCAGGTTTCCCTCTGGCCCCATCGAAACAACAGGCTTGCCCTTGTCGTTCCCATCCACACACAGAATGCGGACAGGCTGGGTCGGAGTGTGACGATAGGCCCATTCCTTGTCGAGTGTGATGATAGTTCCAGCACGACGGATGAGTTCCCACCTGCCGAAATTACCGTTACCACACACCACTCCTTTTGAGTTAACCCATCTTCCATTCTCTTGCCTCTCCCAGCGATAAAAGACATGGATAGAGCTTTGGAAATCAAAAACGTCTGGGTGGTAGCGGAACACATCCCCCTTCTGAGGGTTCCACTCCTTCATTGTCTTGAGCTCAGGCATTGGTGTTTTCCTTTTTAAACTGTTCTTTCAGGAGGTTGTAAAGTTCCTCCGAGATTTCAACTTCTGCTGTTGAGCCGTAGTCTTCCAAACTATAGAAGAACTTACCGTCTTTCTTGAAAATCTCAAGAACACCATAGTAGTTCTCGATGAAAGTGGATTGAAAGGCTTCAGTCTGACCAGCTTTGACCCTCCACCCCGCAGACTCTACAAGGTTTTTCACATTCCTTCTCCTTCGTTGTTCTGGGTTGCGTAATGGTCCTTAACCGCTGGGTGGATATACTTCCGCCAGCCGGTAGCGTCAGGGCTGAGAGACATACGCTCTTTCCCGTGGTCAGCCATGTAGGCGAAACAGTGGGCCATACACTTCTGACGATAGGAGACAGACCCATCGGACAACAGAGGGAGAGACGGAGCGCTGTTCATTTCGATGACATACGCACGACCATTCTCGTCCACCATCACATCCACCCCAGAGAAGTCGAGGTCAGGCACATGTTTGAAGGCTTCAACAGCCACACGGCAAACCTCCATCGGCCAGTCACCCCAGTTGACCACATCGAAGCGACCACCTTGGGCCACATTCCAAGCCACTGCACTGGGGTCGTCAGGGGTCTTCCTTGCAACAGTAGCAACCCGACCAGACACAACGTACACCCGGTATTCAGCGACTTTGTTGATCAATTCAGAGGCATACCAGCCACCGGAGAACACACGAGAGTTGTTGTTGACAACATTAAGAAGGTCTTCCAACCCATTGACAACAAACAAGTTCCTACCCTGAGCGTGTGTCCGAGGACGAAGCACCAACGGCTGCTCGCCACTGATCCAAGAGGTTTCGTTGTCGCTGTCGCCTTTGATGATAGTAGTCGGGATCAAGGTAGGGTCCATCTCTCTGAACATCTTGCGGCACCCGAGTTTGTCTCCTACGATGGAGATTGCCCGGGATGGATTCACTTGTTTGCTCAGAGGAACCCCTGTAGGGGATGTACACCCCCACCTCACGACAAGGGTTGAATCCTCCAAAGCGGCCATCGCTCTGGTATCTTGAAGACGATCGCTCCGGACACACGACGCCTTCTGACCCAAAGACAAGATAGCTGACGTGGACCGGGGAGTTCTCCCATCTTGGTTCAAAAAGGAAGTCATTCCCCGGATCGACCCAGCCCCGAGTTTTTTCCTGCGAAGAAATGTAATCATGTTTGTACTCTTTCTCTTTTTTCCCGTCGAGTTTGTTTTGAAACCTGACGAAACCTCTACCCATTGTCCTGTCTCTGCCAACTGCGGATGATATCACGCGCTTTAGCAGACTCATCACAAGTGAGTTGACCCAAGGCTATTCCAATACGCAACTTGACATGGATATCGTCCCAAAAACTATAGCCTTGATCGGTTGAGGACCACCTGAAGCCGTCGAGAAGTGCCTCGCTGTCGATATGGTCAACGCGAGTTTCCATAAGTCTTCGCCAGAGCCGGAAGGTATAACCGGGTTGAGGGTATTCGTCATCTTTAGGTTCTACTACCTCTCGGCCCTCTAGCTTGCGTTGAAACTTAGCGAACCCCTTCACCGCTCCCTCCATTGGCGTTGCCAATCCTCGATGTATTCCAATGCCTTCTGGAAATCAGGGTCATCTGAAGGTTCACGTCCTGCGTTCCTGTTCTGCAACTCGCGGTAGAACTTACGCCAGAAAGCAGCCCCTTGTGGTGAAGAGTGCCAAACGAAACCCCTGTTGAGGAGTTCATGTGACACACTGTTGACAGGAGTTTCCATGAGTTGATCCCAGTATGATCCTGCGTTATTGTCCGGGAGACTGGACAAAGGTCCCAAGGGAACTGGAGGTTCTTCGCCACGCAGTTTCATTTGGAAGGTAACAAAACCTTTAGCCATTGTGTTTTCCTCACGGGTATAGGCACCGGTAGATAGTACCGGGAACCTTCATGTGGTATTTAGACCAGTCAGCAAGAACATCGTAGTCTGTCTTGTAGTGGTTCGCTTTACGACCTTCCCTATCAATAAGGTATTGTGGTCCATATCGTTTACCACCCATGAGTATCCACCCATCTTTTGAAACGGTCGCACCTTCGTGGTAGGCAATCTCAATGTAGGAAGTGAAACGACCCACTACAAGACCACCTTTCACGTACAGAAGGAATGTCCTAGGTAGAGTACCCATCAGAAGGAAGGTTCAGAGTCAGCGGTGGTCAGACCAGAAACCAGAGCCTTCGCGGCTTCAACAGACATGTCATTGTCCTTTGCGAACTTGATCAGCCAGCTCTTCGCCTGCTTCTGCTTCTGCTCCAGAGTCTTTTCACCAGTATCCTTGCGGATGACAGGGAATGCTTCCTTGTACCCTTTGTCACGGATGGTGCGCTCACCGAGGTTGCGAAGGGCTTGGATACGGTCGGTATCAACGCCGCCGTTGTCGCTCCTCTCGAACACAACACCAAAGTCTGCATCCTTGTTGAACTTATACGTCACACCCTGAAGAGAGTGGTCAAGGATACGCTTGAGGTGCGTTGCGTACACCATGCGAGCCGGTTCCTTGCGTTTGATACGCTTGCACACCTTGCCATGAGTCACCACCAGCAACTTGCCAAGGGAGTTTGTGTCACCTGCATTGAAGCTTTCGAGAGCCTGCACCACGGCTTTGAAGAAACCAGTTTCCGCACCAGTGGCGTTGGAACAAAACTTTTTCACTTGATCTACCATTTTGTGTCTCCTTACACATGTTTGGTTTCGTTTAGATTTTGGCGACCACGGTAGGACTCGAACCCACAACCAAAGAAATAGAAGTTCCTTGCTCTATCCTGTTGAGCTACGTGGCCTTATGAACACCACAAAGGGGATAACCGTGTGGCTATCCCCTCAAGCTGTTCACCTCCATGCGTTACATAGTTTCAATTTCCAGTTCATATTCTCCTTCACTTAGACGATCCACGATGACCCTGAAAACTTCATCCAGATAAAAGAAATGGTCCCCATCGTCATCAAAAACCTGTTCATCACCAAAGAACAGAGTCCAGACAAAGACTTCATCGTCTACATCTGGGGCACTGTAGTCCGCGATGTCGATCCTTTCGACCTTGATTTTCATGTTTTTCAGTATACCTTTTCCTCAAGACGACAAGACAACACATCTAGGTTCATCGCCAAGTGTACCCTACGGACTTCTTCCTCCTTGTCGTTGTGATGATAGTAGTCCTTTTCCCAGACGTCACCACTTCTGTTCCGTACCTCAACGGTGAACTTGTGAAGTCCCATCGTGTTGTCCTCACATTTGATTAGGTCAGTGTGTACCCGTAAGGTTTAGTCGTCAGCCTTCAGCCACGCCTTGATGAGTGTTGCCACGTCTTTCTTGGACGCATTGGCTTTCTTCTCACCATTGAAGAGAACAGAAGTCGCAGTGAAACGAATTGTCATGGTTTTTCCTTTCCTATGTAAACCACAAGGCACACCCATCAGTTAAGACAGGTGCACCCAAGCTTTACATACTTTTCTAACCTTGTTTTGCATTTGCCACAAGATACCCATTCGGCCATGGACAAGACTAAGTGAGACTCCCTGTATATCAGGACACGTCACCTAGGTTGCCGCCTATTGGTATCAAGACAGAGAGCCTAGGGCATACCATAGGCACACCGTCAAGGAATGGAAATTAGTCTAACCGTCACCCCAAGCCATTCACTCAAGGGGCAAGACCACAAGGCTAGGCCAAGCGGATATGTCAAAGAACACGCAACCACATGTGCAGTCACTTCCCAGACCTACCGATACACTTCACAAGTACGCCCCGTTATCCTAAGAGTTAGGACTAGGTAGGGCAGGCTACCTGTTTGCCTATCGGCTGGCCCTTATGGGCTATGTGTTAGAACCTAGTCTAAGTGTTTCCTAGTGTCAACCCCTCTTTTTATATCCCGCTTAAAGGTAACTTGCGGCTAGTTCCTGTAATCTAGGGCCTTGCACCGTAGCTGTCAACAGGTTTCTTCTAGGTTCGGATCAAGAGGCTTGTGCCTTACTCTCACCTAGGGTCTGTCGCTGTTGATGAAACCAATATGGCCTAAGAGGATGAGGATAGCAAGGGGGTAAGAGTTCACGAAATGTTACATTATGTTTCAGTGTATGTGTTGTTTGTGTCTGTGTATAAGAACACGTATGCGCGTAGTATGAAACATCTAGTGTTGTCAATAGTTTATTTCACATCTAGGATATTGAATGTGTGTTACATGGGGTACTATACTACCTATTGAGAATGATTCTCATCTAGATACTTAACCATTTGGTTAACCATTAGGGGGTACCCTAGTAAAACCATCAAGTATTAACAGGGGGGGAGAGGGGGGCTGGGGGGTACCTTCTAGTTCTTGAATGACACCCTAAGATTTTCTAACCAAAATTTACCATCTAGAAATTAACGCAGGAGAGCCTTAAATACCCTCTAGGCTACCTCGGTACCTAAAAAACCATTACACCCATCTAGAGAGGCTCTCTGTGGCTCTCAGAGGTATTTCCACCTAGTCTGCCCCATCTAGTATTCACCTAGACCTAGGTAACATGGTATACTAGGTGTTATAACTAGATGTTTAAACCCTAGGGGAACCTCTAGGTTAGAACCTCTAGGTTATACCTTAAGTATCTTTATATTACTTTTAATAACATTAAGAACCTAAGGGTACTCTAGGGAAGAACATCTAGTATACCATCTAGTTATATACCTTAAGGTATAGATAGGGTACTACACTATTCTTGTCTTGTCAACATAAAAATACACGTTAGGTATACTTTTCTTCACTTGTCTTTACTTTTCTTTGTCTTACCCCAACAAAACACTTGACAAAGGTGTAACGAACATGGTATAATTAATGCATACGAACAAAGGAATGTACAATGAAACTCCCTGTAGACAGAGATCAGATCTATACAACCAACAATGGTCTCAAGGTTCTTTGTCTTATCAAGGAACTTTGTAAGCCCACCGACACACCGATCTTCACTTTGAGAGACGAGAAAGAAGGATACGAAAGCCTTCGAACTCTTTTTGTCTCCCTCACAGTAGAGGATCCCTCCGAGGCCACCTTTGCTTCTCTTGTCTTTGATGACGTAGGCTATTGGCTTAAAGCCCGAGAGAATAAGATCCTCAAGCCTTACATCGAAGAGTGGCGAGAAGAAGCAGACGTCAAGCGAAAAGCTCTGGCCTTTAACGCTATTGTCCACGAGGTTAAGACAGGAGGTAAGTCAGCCTTCAGTGCTGCTAAGTTCCTTATCGAAGAACCTTACAAAGACAAACGAACACCTAAGACTAAGGCTCAGGTTCAGAAAACTACAGAGAAAGCTAAGTCCTCTGTCTTTGTCCCTGACAACCTAGAAGACTTCCTCAACCAAGGTAAAGTTAACTAATGGATCAAAAGACCAAGGACCAGATTAGGGAGGTCGCTGAGAATAGCCTTGAGGCTTTTATCGCTCTAGTAGCTCCTCAACGTGTTCTTGGCAACTGCCACAAAGAACTACTCCGATGGTGGACACGTCCTGACGCTAAGGACCACCAACTAGTACTCTTCCCTCGAGACCACGGTAAATCAGCTATGGTAGCTTACCGAGTAGCTTGGGAGCTTACTAAAGATCCTTCCCTCCGTGTCCTCTACATCTCAGCTACTTCTAACCTTGCACAGAAACAACTTGGTTTCATCAAACAGATCTTTGAGTCAGATACTCATCGTCACTTCTGGCCAGATCACATCCATCCTGAAGAAGGTAAACGATCCAAGTGGACTGCTTCAGAGATTGAACTAGATCACCCCATTCGTAAGATCGAACAGATTCGTGACCCCTCAATTATGACAGCTGGTCTTACCACAGGGATTACTGGTCTTCACTTCGATGTTGCTGTCTTGGATGACGTAGTCGTTTACGAAAATGCTTACACCCAAGAGGGTCGTAACAAGGTTGAAACTCAGTACTCCCTCCTCGCCTCTATTGAGGGCACAGGAGCAAGAGAATGGGTTGTTGGTACTCGGTACCACCCCAAGGATCTCTACTCTCTGATGCTCGAAATGGTTGAGCCTACGTTCAACGAAGAAGGACAGGTTGACGGAGAAGTAAACATCTACGAGATCCTCGAAGAAGTTGTAGAAGACCGAGGGGATGGCACTGGTCAATTCCTCTGGCCTAGGCAACAACGTAAAGACGGTAAGTGGTTTGGTTTTGACATGAAGGAATTGGCTCGTAAGAAAGCCAAGTATGTTGACCGCACACAGTTCCGTGCCCAGTACTACAACGACCCAACTGACCCTGATTCTCGTCCTATTGACTATGACAAGTTCCAGTACTACGATAAGAAGTTCCTCAAACAAGAAAGAGGACACTGGTACTACAAAGGTGAGAAACTAAACCTAGTAGCCTCTATCGACTTTGCTTACTCCACACGGAAAGAAGCAGACTACACAGCTATCGTGGTTATCGGGGTCGATGGAGACAACAACATCTACGTCTTGGATATCCAGCGGTTCCAAACTGACCGTATCCGAGATTACTTCCAAGAGCTTCTGAACCTCCACAATCGTTGGGGATTTAAGAAACTCAGAGCAGAGACTACAGCTGCCCAGCAGTCAATCGTTAAGTCTCTTAAACAAGACTACTTTGCCCCTCACGGCCTTATGATCCGAGTAGAAGAAGTTAAACCTACCCGACATGAAGGTTCTAAAGAGGAGCGTATGGAGGCTGTCCTAACACCTCGTTACGATAACTTCCAAGTCTACCATTACCGTGGGGGTAACACTCAGATCCTCGAAGATGAGCTTGTGAGTAATAACCCTCCACACGATGACGTTAAGGACGCACTAGCGACTGCTATCGAAGGTGCTGTGAGGCCCACTAAAAACTACATCGGTTCTTCGTCTTCAAACGTAATTAAATTCAACGAAAGGTTCGGAGGTAGAAGCTTCTGATGGCTGGAACAACACTAGATCTTGAAAACCTGATTGATCCAGATGATCTGGCTAAAGAGATTTCTCTTAACTGGATCGAATGGGACAAACTTCGAGTTGAATGGAAAGAAGAGAAGAAAGAGCTTCGTAACTACATCTACGCTACGGATACTCGAACTACTTCTAACCAAGACCTACCGTGGTTCAACTCAACGACTACACCTAAACTCACACAAGTATATGATAACCTAAAAGCTAATTACTCTGCTGCTCTTTTCCCAAACACCAACTGGATGAAATGGGAAGCACATGACCGGGAAGCTGCTACCAAAGCCAAACGAGACACTATTCAGTCTTATATGGAAAATAAGATTAGACAGAGTAAGTTTGAGCGTGAGGCCGATAAACTAATTGATGACTTCGTTCTTTTCGGAAACTGTTTTGCTACAGTAGAGTTTGAGCAAAATTATAACGAGGTGGACAATGAAGTTATCCCCGGATACATTGGTCCTGCTATTAAGCGCATTAGTCCTTACGATATTGTCTTCAACCCTACGGCATCAAGCTTTAGCAGCTCTCCGAAAATCATCCGATCTATTACAACTCTTGGGGAACTAGCCCGCGATGATCGGTACTCGGAAGTAATCGAGAAGACAAAGTATAACCGAAGAGAGGTAGCTGCGGCTGACTCTTGGGACAAGTCCGAAGGCTTCGTAGCAGATGGTTTCTCGGACATCCAACATTACTACGGTTCTGGTTATGTAGAGATCCTGACGTTCTATGGTGATGTCTTTGATGTACGAACCGGAGAGTTCAGGTCAAACCGTAAAATAGAAATTATCGACCGTGCCTATATCTTGTCTGACGAACCTGTAGCCTCTTGGCTTGGAAAGGAACCAATCTTCCATGCTGGCTGGCGTAACCGTCCGGATAACCTCTGGGCAATGGGTCCACTGGACAACCTTGTCGGTCTTCAATACCGTATTGACCATCTGGAAAACCTGAAGGCTGATGTCTTCGACCAGATCGCTTACCCAATCATGAAGATCCGTGGTGACGTAGAAGACTTTGACTACGCCCCGGGCACACGAATTATCCTAGGAGAAGAAGGGGACGTTGAGTATATGTCTCCTGATGCTACTGCTCTCAACGCAGACATGCAGATCCAAGTCCTAGAAAACAAAATGGAAGAGCTTGCTGGTGCGCCTCGACAGGCAATGGGTATTCGAACACCCGGTGAAAAGACAGCCTTCGAAGTACAGCAACTCCAAACCTCATCGTCTCGTATCTTTGAACACAAGGCTATGAAGTTTGAAAGAGAATTCCTTGAGCCTGCTCTGAACGCAATGCTTGAGTCTGGTCGACGTAACATGGATGCTTCCGACCTTATCCGTGTACTCGATGATCCGACTGGAGCTGAACTGTTCAAGTCCATCACTCGTGAGGACATTACGGCTAAAGGTAAGATTGTTCCTCGTGGTGCTTCTCACTTCGCAGAGAGAGCACAGCGTCTACAAAACCTTCTGCAAATGCAGCAGATGAAAGCCGACCCAACTGTAGGTGCACACATTTCTGGTAAGGTTATCGCCCGTATCATGGCTGAAGAGTTGAATGAAAAAGACCTCTTTGGAGATAACATTGCAGTAGAGGAACAAATGGAGACTCAGAAGGCTGCTCAGGACGCTGAAGCAGACGCTATGGAGGAACTCCAAGTTGCAGCGGAGCAAGGTCTGTAATGGACTCCCGTTGGCTCAAAGGACACTCTAATCGAGAAGCTAGGAAGAAACAAGTCAAGGACATGGATTATGCCTTTGATGAGATCATCAAGCTTCTCGAGAAGGAGTACAAGAAAAAGCCAGCCGATAGAGATTACACCAATCCTAACTGGATGGCAAGTCAAATTGCGATCAACGAGTATAACCAAGCCGTTGACGACATCATCAAACTCTTAACAATTAAGGAATAACATGTCCAGTGTTTTTGACGCTCCCACCACAGAGCAAGAAGCCAATAACTCCCAAGAAACTCCCACCACAGAGGATTGGGTTAGTGAACTGGTAAAAGAAAAGGGTGAGCAATGGCAAGACCCGCAAGCAATTGCAAAAGGGTATCTCCACGCTCAGAACCGTATCAAAGAACTCGAGGCTATCGCTGAGAAAGCCAAAGAGAATGACTACGCCAAGACCCTACTGGAACAACTTCAAGCTACACAGGCCCCAGCAGCTACTCCTGAACCGCTTGAAACTAACGAAACTCCGAGTAGCACAGAACAAAACGACCATACCAGTCTGCGTCCTGAGGATATTGAGAGCCTGTTGGAAGAGAAACTTTCTACTCGTGCTAAACAAGAGAAAGTAGAGAAAGCCCTTCGTGAGAAATTTGGGGATAACGCAAACAAAGTTGTCCACGACCGAGCAAAGGAACTCAATCTCTCCATTGAGAAGATGCAAGAACTTGCAAATGAATCCCCCGATGCATTTCTTCGTCTTGTCGGTGATCCCGCACCCAAGGAGACAAACAAAACTATTTCGTCTTCTATTAACACGGGTAGCGGTTTCAACAGTAATAGCGGTGAACGTAACCACGCTTACTACAGCGAGCTTCGCCGCAAGAATCGCAAACTCTATGACTCAATGCAATCCCAAATGCTACAAGATCGTATGCGACTTGGGGATGCTTTCTACAAAAATTAAAGGAGACAGTAAATGTCTGGTATGACTACTGGTAACTCGGAACACCTGATTCGTTCTGAGATTTGGTCCACGGAGCTTAAGGAAATCCTCCGTGATGAAATGATGGCGCAAAGCTACGTCCGTATGCTCGATGGCTTCCCGGATGGCGATACCTTCACTATCCCGTCTATCGGTCAAGCACAGGTTGACGACTACGAGGAAGATACTGAGATCCAGTTCCGTCCGATGGACACTGGTGAGTTCCAGTTCTCGATCACCGAATACCTGTCGAGCGGTACCTACATCACCAAGAAAAACATGCAGGACTCGTTCTACTCTGCACAACTGATTTCTCGCTTCCTCCCGGAGCAGGAACGTGCAATCATGGAACACTTTGAGACCACTACTCTGGCAACCCCGGAAGCTGGTGTCGCTGCAAACTCTAATGAGCTTATCGACGGTATCGAACACCGTTGGGCAGCTGGTGGTGCAGACGCTCGTATGCAAGTCGAGGACTTCGCTCGTGCCCGTTATGCTCTGAAAAAAGCTAACGTCCCGGATCGGAATCTGGTCGCTATCGTTGACCCTTCCGTTGAATACACTATGAACACTCTGACTAACCTGACTAACGTTTCGGACAACCCGCGTTGGGAAGGTATTGTCGCTGACGGTATCGCTACTGGTATGAAGTTCGTCAAGAACATCTACGGTTTCGATGTTTACACGTCCAACCACCTTAAGGACATCACAGATAACGCCCTGAACACTGCGGCTGACTCTGCGGTTGACTTCTCGTCTGAAAACGGCAAGGCCAACCTGTTCTTCTCTGCGGATGCTTCGGTTACTCCGTTTGTTGGTGCATGGCGTCAGATGCCTGAAGTTGACTATGAGTTCAACAAGAAGCGTCAGCGTCACGAGTATATGACCACTGCACGTTACGGTGTGAAGAAGTATCGCCCCGAGAACCTCGTGGTTGTTCCTTCCAAGACCGACGTGTAATTGAAAGAATAAGGAGAAGATATTATGTCTTGGAAAAACGCTGACGGTCTTGAAGTGCTTATGCACGGTGAACAAGGCAAAGTGAAAAAGAACGGTGGTACAACTCGTTCTATTAAACAAACTCTGATTGTCGACGTGGAGGGTACTGAGGTACCTTCTACTGCCGATACCCCGGAGGCTAACGACGCATTTATTCCGGCAGGTGCCTATATCACTGGTGCTTACCTGATTGTCGAAGAAGCCTTTACATCCGGTGGTGCTGCAACCATGACAATCGGTACGTATGAGAAAGACGGTACGACTATTGATGCTGATGGTGTCGATGCTGCTGTTGCTCTCACCGCAGTAAACGCTGGAGGCAAGGTCGTCAAGAACGATGGTGCTCAAGTGGCTGGTGCCGCAACCGTTGGTTCTGCTGATGCGTATGTCAAAGTAAACTATGGTACTGCTGCCTACACTGGTGGTAAGGCCAAACTGTTCGTGGAATACATCCCACGGTAACTTTAACGGAGGGGAGTCTTGGAGGTGAGGCTCCCCTTCTTTCCCTTAGGAGATATTCATGGCAAACATTCTTCATTCTGTCCTACAAGGCTCCGAGATCCATGCGCCTAAGGGTGCTGACACTGCAAGTGAAAAACAAGTCTACCTGTCTGATGGCACTGGATCTGGTGCTTGGACTAACTGGCCGACAGGTTGGGGTTACTACGTAGACAACACAGCTCAGGTCTTTGGGAACAGTTACAGTAAACTGACAATCAGTGGGACAGGTTCTGGAAGTGACTCAACACACCTCCCAATTGGTATCAGAGGCTCTGGTGAACTTTGGGATTCTTCCTCTAATGTAATCACACCGATGGCTGTTGGGGATGCATACGATATGCGTCTAAATCTTCCAGTTACAGCTGAGACTGGGTCTCCCACAGAGATTACGATCCAACTAGATATCGGTGGAGGTGCTTCTCCGACTATCGTTGTTGCAAGCCGATACGCGAGTGCTGGTCGCTCTACACCTTACACGATTACTGTAGGTTTCCCTATTTTCACACTAAACACTTTCATCACCAACGGTGGTCAATTTTTTGTAAAGACTGACTCTGGTTCAGTTACTATTACAAACCCTGGCCTTCTACTGGTACGCAACCATCCGGGTGACATCTAATGTCTATGAAGAAAACACTGCTGGAGATCGTCCAAGACATTCTCTCGGATATGGACTCTGAGGAAGTTAATTCGATCTCTGACTCCAATGAGGCTCGTCAAGTTGCACGTATTGTACAGACGACCTTCTACAACCTGATCGCTACAAGGGAGATTCCAGAGCATGAAGAGCTTCTGAAACTAACTCCTGCAAGCGACTCCAACTTTCCAACTCATTTTGAGTACACAGACAATGTAAAAGAAATCACTGATGTTTGGTACGAGGACTCTGATGGCTTCTACCGAGAAGTTCGTTGGATTGAACCTTTGGACTTCCTAAACCGAACAGACCGTGTAACAGAAGATTTTGTCACTGTCTTCGATAAGAACGGTGGTACAAAACTTAGAATTAAGAACGATGCAAATCCGACGTTCTACACTTCTTTTGACGACAAGTGGATCGTTATGAACTCCTACGACTCCTCTGTTGATTCAACCCTTCAATTCTCGAAAGTACGTGCCTATGGTACAGTCTACCCTGTTTTCACTCTTGCAGACGGTTACACACCTGACCTTGACTCTACCTTATTTCCTTATCTTGTCGCTGAAGCTAAGTCCACGGCTATGTCCCTTCTGAAGGGGCAGACAGACCCTAAGGTAGACCAACAGTCTCGTAGACAAAAAAGCTATATGCAAAACGATCAATTTAGATCAGAACGAGGAAACAAGAGAGTAAACTATGGTAGATGTTGAACGGGGTGTAGACGATTACGGGTTTGAGTGGATCAAAGTAAAATCCCCAAAAGCTGAAGTGACCTACTTGATCTCCAAGTCTGAGAATGGTTTCTCACAGTACCAAGTCTCCCTGTCTAGTGGTAAGGTTCCTGCCGAACTTAGTGGTGTCTACACAACCCCTGACTTTGCTCTCCGTTGTGTTCTGAAACATATTGAGAAGAAACGTTGGACACAAGCTGCTAAAAACAGGGAAACAGCAAAACGAGTAGCTCAACGTAAAAAGGAACGCACGGATGGTAAGCTTCAATCAAACAGTTCGGACACAGTTCAATAAAGGACTGCTGACTGAATTCTCAGAACTAAACTTCCCTGAGGAAGCTTCTATTGACGAACTCAACTGTGATCTGTTCAAAGCAGGCAACAGGACTAAAAGAAAAGGTTTCAGCCCTGAGGTAGGCTCTTCTCCAGCCTCCGGGCCTTTTCAACT